GTTACTGCGAATGTCGATGCGTAGGTCCAGACGCCGCCTTGCTTGTCGCGCTTTAGAAATTTTTCGCGGAGCGGGTACATCTTGCGGCATCCGGGGATTTGAAATCCGGTCAGGGCGGCGCGGACACTTTCGATGATTGCGTAAGCGCCTGGACTTGGCCCCGACGAGACCGCGCCGACGGCCCATCCGAGATCGCGCATCATGACCGCGACTTCGAACTCGAGCTTGCGCTCCTGGATCACCGCGGCCGTATCGAGCAGGTCGCCGTATTGCGCGCCCTTGTAGATTACCAGCGCCGCGCCCACTCGATGCGTCAGGCGCCAGGTCTCGGGCTCGGCCGGATAATGCGCGATTTCGATCGAGCTGATAAGCGAGCGCAGTTGCGTAACGATCGCTGCTTCGATAGTCGCGATGTCAGTCGGTGTCGGCGGCTCGAAGATTGCGCCCGCCCATGGCGCGTCGAGCATGGCACCCATCTCAGTAACCCTTCAGATTTCCGCGATTGAACACGCGATCCGGTCCCTGTACGGTTTCGACCGCGCCTGCAATTGGCGGCTCCTGGCCGTCGGCGGCGAGACCGAGGGTGAGTTCGCCGGAGGCGACTTTTCCGAGCATCGCAACCGCGTCTTCGTACCGTCTGCGCGCGTCTTCCAGGTCATGCAGCGGCCGAAGGGTTTGCATCCGGTACATCGCAATGTCCGTCGCGAGCCGGTTCAGAACCGCCGGAGGATCAGTCAGGGGAAGTGTGAAGCGGCCTTCGATGTACCCGTCGATTTCCGCCGACGCGTCGCCGAGCGCTTGCGTGATCGGCGCTGTGTTTATGGTTGTCGCGGTTGGATCTTCATTAGTCAGTTGAACGAGATCGCGATTAGGGTATCGATTAATCACATCTTGTGCAGTTGCATAACTCACTACCGTAACCTCATCGCGTCAAAATCGCGTTCATACTCGAAGGTCTCTCCGCGGGCGCCGGGATGGACGCCCGGGCCCGCGAAGAGGGGGAACGAACTCCGGTGCCGCAGGCAGGAGGGGAACCCGCGCTGAACCGGATCAGGGAGACTAGTTTCATCGCCACGTCCTTACGCCAGGAACTCACTGACGATAAGGTCGGCGCTGTTGCGCCAGATGTTGGAGGTGGAGACCGCGGCGCTGGCGCCGGTTCCAGCCATGAACTCACTGTTGAGCAGTTGGCGCGCGACTTCTTCCAGCGACGGCGGCACCAGCAGGAAGGTGCCGTTGCGGCTCGAGAGGGCGCCGAACGGCTGTCCGCCGTCGGTCTTGAACGCGCGCATCGCCGCGCGCACCGCGCCGTAATTGGCGGGATTGCTGAGATCGGTGTTGCTCGCGTACGCCAGCTGCCAGAGCCCGACTCCGGTGTTTGCGCACCCGTCAACGCCGTAGCGGAACTCGCGCCGGTTGAAGACCGCCTCGTCGGTTACGGCGTTCATCCTGGTCACCGCGTATTCGCGGCGGAGCTGAAAAATGAACGGGCGAATGACGCGCGACGCGTCGAGCAGGTACCAGTAAGGACCCGAACCGGTAGTGCTGATATTCGACGCGGTGGTCCCCGCCTGGCCCATAAGTCCGACCGGATGACTCGCGGAAAAAAACGGGACGCCGTCGAAACCGACCACGTTGTTCGGATTGGCGATCGCATCCTTGATCATCGCGAACAGCAGCATGTCGGGATGGACCTTGGTGTCCCATCCGAGCTGCTCGATGACCGGCTCGTAGGCGCCGTAGGTATCGTCTTCGATATCGTTGCGATCGATAGCTACTGTGTCTTCGAAATTTTTATTGACTATCGTGTATGCATGCGTCTCGAGCGCCTGCACTACTCGATCGCCGAGCCATTCGCGGAACTTGGTGGTGCGCCCGAGCCATGGGTATGTAGTCTGGCGCGACGCCGAGCGGACCACGCTGGTGATCTGTTCGTAGTAGGAAGGCGGCTTTTCGAATCCGCGCTGGAAGACTACGTCGAAGCCGGTGAACAGAGCGGTCAGATTCGCAGCACTGATTTCCATCTAATTTTTCCTCGTGATGATCTTGATAGTGGCCGGTTACGCGAGTGCGACTGACTGATGCCAGAAATCGACCCACACCTGGCCGCTCGGATCGATTGCGACGACCTGGCCGGCGGCGGCGTATTGCTGCACGGTTGCGGCCGGGGCGCGGTCGAGCGCGGTTACGGTATTGTCGTCGAGCGCAAAACAATTGAGTCCGAGTTGCGCCACGCCGACCGACCCATCGGTGGCGTAGAGAAACACGCCCTTGCGGGCGGTGATCGAAATCGCGCCCGCGGCGCCGGGGTTGTTGATCGCGTTCTGCCCGGGCATCCCGTTCTTCACGTACTCGGCGCGCCCGACGACCCTCTGCGCGTTGGCCGTAGTGGTGGTCGCCGAGGCCGGGACCGCGTTGCCGGCCGCGTTGAGTGCGACGATTCCGCCGAGATAAATGTTGGTGTTGGCCTCGACCGGGAAGACGCGCATCCTGCCGCCATCGGCCATCTCGGGCGTGTTACGCGAATTGCTTAGAGCCGCCATCTTTTCACCTTGCTTGGTTTCGCGCCGGCGCAGCGATGCGAAACCGCCGCGCGCGACGCCAGTTAGTCCTGGTTGTCGATTCGATCATTTTTGTTGTTGCGGAATTCCGCAGTTTTCAGATCGGCGTCAGCGGCGCGCTCGAGGCTCAGAAAATCCGCGCGTCCCCGTTTGCGTTTGAGAAATTCCGAATGCTTCAGTCCGAGCTGCGCGCAGATGACCAGTTCGGCCGCGTTCAGGATCTCGCGACGCCGATCGATTGGAGGCTCGCCGCCGAGTCCGGAATCGGCGCCGAGTATTGACGGCTGCTTGGCCGCGAAACTCGCGAAGCCGCGCGCGTCGGCGGCGCAGTAAGCAATCGCCCAGTCGCGCTGAGCGGGGACGATCTTGCCCGCGCGGATCGCATCTTCGACCGTATGCGCGGCGCGCTCACGCGAGCGCTCGGCCTTGAGCGCGTTGAGTTCGGTGAGCGCGCGCTCGAATTCCGCAATCCCCACGTAATGTCCCGGGTCGTGCGCATGCGCGCCGATTGCGACGCCGGTGGCTTCCGAAGCCGCCCGCAGCTCGCGAACCTTTGCGATCACGTCGGCGCCTGACGCGTCGGCGTCGAGCCCGAGCATCTCGCGCAGTTCCTGAAGGTCCTTGTCTGGAAGTTCCATCCTGTTGTCCTTGGCGTTCGCAGCCGCCGCGGTCTCGGCGGCCGCGATCGCGGTCAAATGCAAGTTTGGATTGTTGGTGAGGCCGGCGCGCAGGAGCCGGGTCATGATCCCGGTTGCCGGATCGAACTGAAAAACCGGCGACACGTAGCGATACTCGCGCGCGACGATCGAGTCCGCCGCCCGCGCGGTCCATTCGACGCGGCCCCAGAGCGCACCGCCGCGGACCGCGAGCTCGCGGATCCACCCAGCCGCCGGAGCGGGTCGGCCCTCGGGCGCGCCGAAATCGGTCGCATGATCGTAATCGATCGGCAGGCCCGCATTCATTTGCAGCGCATGCGTCGATTCGATCACGGCGTCCGGATCGTCGAGCCGAAATGGTCCGCGTCCGTCGCGTCCGTAGAAGACGCCGGCCGGCAGCAGCTCGATCCATTCGGGTGCGGACGCGTCAGTGGTGGCGGGTTGCGCCAGCTCAGCGGAGGCGGGCGCACCGGCGGTATCGATCACGAACGAAGGAATCAGTTTGCCCGCCTGCGTCTCGCGTTCACCGCCGGTGCGTGTAATGAGGTCTTCCATCGAGGGGCATTGTGCGCCGCGTTTGGATTACCCATAAGGCTGAACAGTTCACCCCTGAACTTTTGTGGCAAAGGGGTAGATTACCGCTACTAATAGTAGGGGGAGGGGAAGGAAAAGATCGGGAATTGAAGAGAAAAGATCAGAGAACATCCGGATACCGAAACCCACACTGGGTTTCGGACTTCCTGTGTGGATAAAACAAAAAAAGATGCGGCGCTTCGCGCCTGTTAGAATT